GGCTGAGGGCATCGGATGGATTGAAGCGCACCTTAAGCAAGATGCTCGCCGTAAGTTCGATCGGGAAGTCTTCTTCGAGGTTGAAGCCCGAGCAGGGCAAAAGCCGGGTTTCCGTGCAACCAATAACAACGCTATCGGCAATGCAGCCGACGCTTGGGAACGTGGCATGGCACAGATGGCAGCAGAGCAGAAGCATGTTGCTACCTTGGGTGCTCAGCGTTTGCCAGAGAGTTCTACTGGGTATATGCGTCACGTCATCGATAGCCGTCAGGTTATGCGTATGAACGATGATGAGCGCCGGGTTGTCGAAGGCATTCTGGCTAAGCAGTTCAATGCAATCAACGAATACAGCTACGTCAATAAGGCGGGTGAGAAGATCACTAAGACCTTTGATCCTACGTTCAGTAAGAAGCTGGCTAAGAGCTACCTTGTTAAGGCTATGCGCCGGGGCAATGGTAGTTACGATATCCCGGTCAACATTCACTCGAACCAGTCAGCAGAGCTTGTGTCTACGGCTATCAAGGGGATGCAGGGTATCGACGAGCTAGAGCGTGAAGCTATCCTCGGCAAGTTCAGTCGGGGTGGGGCGAGCTATACTAAGGGGCGATTGAAGCTGGACCTTACCGCACCTATTGGCGAAGGTCGTGTTCTGGGTGATCTGTTTAGGCAGGATATCTCAGGACTGTACCGTAGCTACGCACGGCGGGCCTCGGGAGAGGTTGCCCTTGCTCAATACGGCATTTACGGCCAGAAGGGCTTGGATATACTGAGGGAAGCTGCTGAGCGCACGGGTGCTAACGCCAATGAGCTTAAGGCATTCGATCAGGTGGCTTCTGAGTTCCTCAATACGCCCTATAAGAATGCTACCCGACACGCTTTCATGGACAACGTGCGTATCGCTACTTCTGCTGCCCGTCTGGGTGGCATGGGCTTTACACAGGTCGGCGAGAGTGCTAACGGCTTGGCGGCTATCGGTGCTGCTAGGGTTATGTCAAGCGTGGGTGCAATGCCCCGACTTGCTAAGGAAATCTCTGCGCTGGCTAAGGGCCAGACCGTAGATAACCCTATCCTGAACTCAGTGGATACCCTTGGTGGCCATCTGGGTATGGATGGCTATCAGATGACTCGTATGTTTGACATGCCCGATAACGAGGTTCAGCTATACAACGACCAGACGGTCGGGGTGCTGGGCCGCGCCCTACGGGGAGGCAGTCACATGGTTGCAGTTGGTTCGGGACACCGCATCATTGCAGCTACCCAGACACGGGGCATGGCAGAGCAGATTATTCGCAAAGCTGTGCAGCATATCCGGGACGGTAAGGAAAGTCAGGCGCTACTGGACATGGGCTTTACTCCCGAGATACAGAGTGCAATCAAGGCAAACATGGGTAAGATCGCTCAGTTCGACAAGAGCGGCAAGCTCACTCGGCTTGACCTGATGGCGGGCGAGATTGATGATGGATTGCTCATGTCTTTCCGCGATAGCGTGGAACGCGGTGCCGGCCAAATCATTCAGCGTACTTACACCGGTGAGACAGGCGCTTGGGCACATAACGACTTCCTTAAGCTGCTGTTCCAGTTTCGCACGTTCTCGATTACTTCGATTGAGAAGCAGTGGGGACGGAACCAGCGGAACTACGGAGCGTTGAAGTCCTTCGCTATTCTTATGGGTGCTATGTCATTTGCGTTGCCTATCCACATGGCTAGGTTGCAGGCGCAGATGATTGGCAAGTCGGAAGCTGAGCGTGAGAAGATGGCGGATGACCGTATGAGTGCCGTAGCCCTTGGGCGGGCTACTCTGAACTACGCATCGTCTGCCGGCCTGTTAGGCGATCTTCTGGACGTATCGGCGGGCTTTGCTAACAATGTAGGCGTACTGGATGACGACCTTGCTACGGCCTTCACTGGCGGTGGGCAGGGTAGGCAGTCGGTTTCGGGCATGGTGCCCGGCATCGGTATGGCCGATGACCTCCTTAAGGGAACAGTGGGCGGCCAATTCGGTAAGCTGCCTAAGCTTCTTCCGGGCAGCAATCTTCCGTTTGTAACTCCGCTTGTCAACGGTCTAACACCTGACGATGAGTAACTAGGTAGGGCTTCGGCCCTACCGTATTCAGTACCCTTCAACATTAAGGATTTAACATGGCGGAAAACGGCTATTATAGCATCAACGACTTCCCCGGAAATGGTACGCAGACTACCTTCGAGGTAAGTTTTGCTGGTGGCTATATTAGCCGCGATCATATCACGGGCAGGCTGTTTAAGGACAGTGACAGGACTTACGTCGATGTTACTTTTGAATGGGTTAACTCTTACACCATTAGGGTAGCACAGCCAGTTCCTGTAGGCTACACGCTTCGTATGTATCGAAGTACGCCTATTAACGCGCCATTGGTTGACTACTCCGATGGAGCCTTGCTAAACGAAGTTAATCTGGATACTGCTAATCGGCAAGCGATCTTTGCAGCTGCTGAGGCTGCGGACGCTTTCGGCACTGTGCCCGGAAATGACGCGCTTAGAGACGCAGTGGCCGCACTAGCATTTGCGCGGTCACGCTCTAACCATACAGGCACTCAGCCTATTAGCAGCGTTGCGGAGCTACAGAGCGTACTCGATGCTAAGGCCCCCAATCTGTTTCGGCGGCCCGGCGGGTCATCTTTGAGTATTGCTTCTATTGTAGGCTCGTATGCGGTCACGCCCGAGCAATTCGGAGCAAAGGGAGATGGTGTAACGGATGACTCCGCTGCCATTAACCGGGCGGCAAAGTTCATCGCGGACAGCATGACTCCCGGCATCTTGCATTGGGGCTTTGGGTCCGTGTATAGGTGTGACAGTACGATTACGCTGAATACGATGTTCGTTAGTACCTCAGGCTACGGGGTCTTCGACTTCACCCGGCTTACTAGCAATGTCGCTGTCGATCTGGTGTCCACTCTGCAAATCGTAACTAACCCTGCCCTTTATAAGGTTAGGCGCAGTCGTATTGGTGGCATGACCGTCACAGGACCGGCGCGGGTAGGCTCTAAGATTGCATTCCGGGTAGGCCCTACGCCTAACTTGGATACCTATAATACGCAGTTCGAGATTTCAGATATCGCTATCAACACGTTTGGTAACGGCGTCGTGTTCCTTGAGCATGTCTATTGTATGGAAGTTCGCCGTTTCATGATGTCAGGCGTTGATCGCTGCTTCTTCAAGGGGCAGGGTATCGATGCTGGTGAAAGGATCAAGATCGCAGATGGCACGATGTCAGCCTGCGGAACTAACTTTCACATTGATGACGTGTCCGCCGATTTCTTTGTCTCTAACGTTTCTTGTGACTACAACGAGGCCCCTGAGGGCAGCGTAGGTCGCTGCTGGGTTAAGTGCGATAGTGGAATAATCAAGTTCCACCACTCTCATTTCGAAGGCGGGCGAGCCGGAAACCCTATGGGACCGGGCGCTATGTTCCAGCAGGGAGCAGGCAATACCGCAGAGATTGAAGTTGTCAGCAGCGTGGTCATCGGTGCAGAGCCGATAGACGGGGTTTACCTGTTCACAAATGCTAATCCTGAAAAGCCAATTACCTTTAAGATGGTCAACCTCTTACGAGTGCTGGGCGTCAACCGGGTGTTCGGCACAGGACGGGCTATCTGCGACTTCATCTACATCAACGGCGGCGGCGATCATACCAACGCGCTTATCACTAGCGCTATGGAGAACATGAACCCGGACACGTTCTTTGGCAGCGCACCTGCCTCACAGTTTTCTATTACCGCTGGCGGGAACGGGACTAAGAACGGCTCAGCGTCTTCGGGCGCAATGAGCATGTCTACTTCAAACGGAAGGCTTAAGCTCAGGAAAGCTCCAAACCTCGGTATGGGGGCAGCGGCAGCGGCATCCTTCGTTACGCCCTGTTATAACTCGCAAGGTGTTGCAGGCTGTTCTATGAACCTGATTAAGGATGGCGCTGCTGTCGGAAACTTAATCGTGTCTTTGGATTGGGCAAGCGGCTACAAGGATGGTAACGGGGTATGGATCGCTGATCCTCTCGTCGTCAATTGTGGTACGTTTAATCTCAGCCTCACTAGTCCTGCGGGCGCATACCCGATAATGCTTGGAGCTAGTAACCGCCGCCGACCTTCGTGGGCGACGCATCTAGTAGTATCGTTTATTCTAAGCAACGTTGATACTACCCCCACCAACCCCGGAACTATTGACATTTCGCAGTTTATTGTCACTACGTCACGGGGCAACTAAGGAGAACCCGCGATGGCGGCGTCTGAAACCGCCCTCGGGGCGCTACACACTAAGGTAACGGAGGTTCTGACTGAGGCGCTTGAAGGGGATGAAATCCCCGGATACACCGAAGAAAACGAAGCTACTGGGGAGGTTACTGTTGTGCCTCCCCGCAAGCTGCCTCCTAGCGCCGCCATCATTCAGGCAGCGACTAAGTTCCTTAAGGACAACAACATTACCTGCGCACCTTCGGATAATAACGCTGTGGGCGGACTTGTTGAGAAGCTCAAGGAAAAGCAGAAGGCTAGGGCAACTCGCATGGAAATGCAGGACGC